TCAGTATTCAATCACAGCGTTGATCCCCTTCACAGGGATTTCCTTCTCATTGAGCACCAGGGTAATTTTCCCATCATGGGCGAAGATTTTCAGAAGATTTTTCTTCTCCTGCTCCACCTCTGGCACCTGAACCGTGCCTTTCAGGATGCTCTTCAGGAGTGCAGCCAGATCGGCCGGCGCCATCCAGTCACTTTCGACAGCCTGAGCTCGATTGACGAGGAGGCCGAAATGCAGATGATTGACGCTGTTGCCTGTGCCGGTCTTCCCGAGGTAGTTCCCAGCCTTCACGATTGTGTGCGCCTGGCCATCATCTGGCACCTGATAGGCGATCTCGCTGAGGTGAGTATACCAACAGAAGGAGTATGTCCTGCCGCCGATATAAAGGGGGGTCTTGAGCCGCAGGAGTATGCTGTTGGGCGTGTCTGGCGGCGTTGTCCATTTGGTATGTCCTCTCTCGGAGTATACGAGCTCCCCGTCACCAGCCGCGACAATTGAAGTGCCCACCGGAGTATAGATGTCAACCCCGCTGTCGGCATCGTAGTATTTCACCTTTTCAGGATCGAGATTCTTGATAGGCGATATAATCATATTTCCTCACTTTCCTATTATCATATGTCCGATTACAGCAACTAGGAGCGCGAGGAGGATGGTGACTACTGCTTTACTGAGAGCACCGTTGCTTTTGTCAAGAGTTTTGACTTTTTCCTCAGCCTTGGTAAGTCTGTTCTCATGGTCATCGAGGCACTCTTGATTCCCCTTCTGTACTTCCTTCATCTCCTCGAGCTTCCGCAGGATGTCTTCCTGTCCCTGAATGAGTTTCCCGAGCTGTTTCCCGATTTCTATTTCGTCCAAATCATCCACCTCACAATCACGTCATGTGCCCCGAGAGGGGGTTTCTTTCGATGCCAGGAGGCAGGGAGGACTCAATCATCCTGCCCTGCCCAAAAGTCATGAAAAGAGGCTACTTCTTCTTCAGCACCCCGACCTTATTGAGGATCGCGACGACGACATCCACAAAACTGCCGGCCTGCTCCTCGGTGATTGTGATCCCAACCTCCTCTAGGATCATATGGATGGCCTTGCCGGCAAACTGGCGCCGCTCACTCGCGTCTATCTGGCCGTCCTGCATCATCTGTTCTACCGTGGTAATGACCTCGATGATGTCTTTGACGATGTGTGACACCTGCAGGCCTGCCCAGAAGGGGACTGACACTCTCTGGATCTGATATCCGAGAGTGTTGAAAATACCGCTGATACTGATGTTCATTGCTACCTCCTCAAATAAAATAAGCCCTTTCGGGCTTGAGTCCGTTGATTCGATATTACTCCTGCGAGTAAGCCTCCACCTCATAAGGATTCCCCCGATACCCATACCTGCAGTGATAATACATATACCGCGCCAGGAACCATATCCCGTCCTGCTCCCTCTGCGTGATGTGCACCTGCTCGTGCCCGATGAGTCGCTCCTGCTGCTCCACCGTGAGCCGGTCCCATCTCTCCCGGTCGATGTGGATTGCATAAGGCCTCCACACCAGCCACGTGGAGGCGGTTGTGCCAGGGACGAGGGCCTGAGCAATGCGGAGGTAGGGGGTGTTGTAGCGGATCATGAACTCGCCAGCCATATCACCGCGCAGTAACCAGGGCCTCCCGCGCCTCCATTGCCACCATTGCCACCATTACTTCCTTTTGCGCCGGTGCCATAATTAGTATGAGCACCGCCGCCGCCGCCACCGCCGCCGCCAGAGCCACCAAGCCCACCAATGCCATAACTAGTTTGGTTTGATGGTGCCGAGCCATTGCTTCCAACGGAACCGCTAGTTGGAGAACTAGAACTGTCATTCCCGCCAGCTCCGCCATTAGCTCCAGTAGCTCCGCTTATTGTGGCATTTTGGAATATACCATATCCAATTCCAGAACCGCCGGAGGCACCTCCTCCGCCTCCTCCATTACTAGTCCCCTTATTTCCTTTTGCACCTACTGATCCAGTTGCGGCACTGGAAACCCAGTAGAAATTTGCATAATTCAGAGTGGCTCCAGCTAGTGTTCCTGCTACCCCATCGCTACCATTTGTAGCTGTGTTACCCCCCGATCCACTATTACCAGGATTTCCTCCGCTTTTGAAGGCGTAGTGTTTGAATGATATATAATCATATGCTGCTCCATTATAGGCACTTCCTGATGTCCCAGCGACTCCTGCTGTTCCTCCCACCGCTGGAGGTGGACTTCCGCTATACGCTGAGGCTCCTCCCCCTTTACCGCCATAGCCACAACCGCCTCCACTTCCGCCCCGGGCAGTAAGCAACGTGCCAAAAGTGGAATCTCCTCCAGCACTACCATTATTCCCATTTCCTCCATCCGTCCCATTATTACCGGATATAGGTGATGGCCATGCTCCTCCGTCACCTCCAGTGCCATGTGATGTATTACCACTTCCGGCATTACCTGCTGTGCCAAGTGTAACCGCATATGTGGAGGAATTAACATATGCGGAGCCAAAAATTACCTCTCCATGAGCACCAGTTCCTCCGGTGCCACCCGCGCCGCCACCCGCGCCGCCAGGAACACCCGCAAAGGCTCCCATTCCGCCGCCTCCGCCGCCACCAGACGCACCGCCGCCGCCGCCGCCGCCGCCGCCTATCAACAACACCCACACCTGATAGACACCAGATGGGCGCGTCCAAGTGCCGTTAGAGGTGAATTCCTGGTAATGGAATACAGGGCCCGCACTCCCTAGAGCACTGTGTTCTGCTGCTGTCAAGTGATAATACTCCCCTGTAGTCCCGCCCTGCAGACTGCCGAGTCCTGCATGGGATATCTGCGCCCCATCGCCGCCGCTGTGGTCGTGAGAGTCGCCGCCGGTGACGCCGTTAGAGGCGGCAGCGAAGTCTGTCCCTGCCGAGGCCGCTGATATTGCACTGCCATTGCCTTTGAGCAGGCCCGTAATATTGGTTGTTGTGCTCGTGGTGACTGTGTTGGGCCCTGCGGCACCTGTATCACCCGTATCTCCTTTGTCGCCTTTTGATCCGGTGTCACCCTTCGCGCCAGTTGAACCAGTAGCGCCTTTGTAATTCTTCCAAAGCCCCGCAAAGTCCGAAGCCTGCGGAGATGCGATCTCCGTGGCCGTGCTGAGTATAGCGATGTAATCGAGGGCGGCGCTGAAGGTCGTGGTGAAGTCTGTGCCATCATCGGCAGAGGCATAGGCGATATAACAATAGGCATTGTCGCCGTCTGTCCCATCTGCGCCGTCTGCTCCAGCCGGTCCTGTGGCTCCCGTGAGGCCCGTCTCGCCTTGGATGCCCTGATTCCCCTGTATCCCTTGGATGCCTTGCTCTCCCTGCGGTCCTGTGAGATTATCCACCGCAGATCCCCAGGAGCCCGAAGTCTTATGGTATACGTCACCATTGGCATCATTGAGATAGTAATCCCCGTCGATACCGAGGCCGTCACTCGGCGCGCCCGTGCCTGTATGCCACACTGAGCCGGGAGCGCCGTCAGAGCCGTCTGTGCCATCCGATCCATTCGATCCTGCTGGTCCGGTCGGCCCCTGCTCTCCCTGGATGCCAGTGTCACCCTTCGATGCCATCAGACCCCACACAGTTCCCCAGTCGGCTCCCACGCCAGGCTCTGTTGATGCCCCTGATGTATGGGAGCTCACACAGATGTATGATGAGCCGTCATTGCTCACCGCGTCCAGAGGGATATAACTCGTCGAGGTTGTCCAGGATGCGCACCAGATGATGGAGTTGCCATCGGCGCCAGGTGTTCCCGGATCACCCTTGTCACCTTTGTCTCCAGGCAGCCCTGGATCTCCGGTATCGCCTTTGTCCCCTTTCGCGCCGGGCTCTCCAGGATCACCAGGGTCTCCCTTATCTCCTTTGTCTCCGGGTGCACCAGGGTCTCCGGTATCTCCTTTCGCTCCAGGAACCCCTGGGCTTCCATCTTGCCCAGGATCTCCGGTATCACCCTTGTCTCCCTTGTCACCTTTTGCGCCGGGCTCTCCAGCTTCGCCTTTGTCCCCTTTGTCTCCAGGTGCTCCCGATAATCCGGTCTGCCCCTGTGGTCCCGGAGGACCAATTCCTCCTCCACCGCTCGAGCTTGAGACAACAGCCTCCTGTTCCTTTTTCCTCTGTCTTCGCCACCACTCGATCCGCTCGAGCAGCAGCCAGGCCGAATCCCAGTCCTCTTCCTCGGGGGAGATATACCGAGTCAGGATCTCCGTCCATCGCAAAATAAAAAAGGTGGCTGCGTTGGCCACCCAATCCATCCCGACGTCATCCAGCTCCCCTGGCGGGAACATTGGCGTCTGCATCTCGGAGTTGTAGAAGGTCAGAGGGCCTTCATCTTCCTGGTAGGCGATGGCGAAGACATCAAAGGGTGAATCCTCGGTGCGTTTGCCCTCGAGGAAGCGATAGTGGACTATCATTTTATGCTCCTATATAACTGATCTTCGTCGTGTCGACGAGCACCAAATTATTGTCGATAATCATCGGCTCCAGATTCTCGTCTATTGCGTTGCATATGCGGACGCCTGTCTTCGTGGTGACGATTGTCCCGCTCAGATTGATTTCATACAGAATGCAGTTTGTCCGGTCCGAGCCAACAAAACAGTATATTCGCTCTCTGTTGCAGCAAAAGTGGAGAAACTCGTCGCCAGGCCCGATGTCAACTTTCTGGATACTCCAAGTTGCTGTGCCCCCTGTCATAGTCATCTTCAATATTCCCAGTCTCCCTGCATAGACAAAAGGAGGAGTCGGAATAGTCGGCGTTGGCGCCACGATGATATATGTCGAAGATCCGACTGTCATTATGAGCGTCTTGGTGAAGTCGAAACAGGTCGGTACATACTTTTTTGTGTGCAGCACCACATCCTCAGTCGGATGCTTTACGGCGACACAAGAGAAATAGAAATGGCCGGGGCCTGTGGGCATTGATGTTGCCACACCATTTGTCCCATCGATGGCAAGGTAGCAGGAATTCCACTCCTCGCCGAGATCGTCATATCCTGTTGGAGGCCCGATATTATTCATAGGGCCGTAGCGGTTCGAAGCTCCACACCAGTAAAACTCTTCTGGTGTGTTCGGGTCCCACTCGGCGCACCAGTATGACAATATCTTCCTGCATATGGCATTATGGGGCTGCTCGTCACTGGCGAGTCCCATGAAATCGGTATAATTATCGCCACTATAGGGCGTAAAGTCTTCCTTGGTTCTGTCAACATAAAGATATTTGTGTATTGCCCTGACAGCGAGGATCAAGTCTTCTTTGTCTATCGTGATGTCGTCTGGCGTACCGGTATCGGATTCTGAGGCGCTGAAACCGTATGACGCAACCTCAGCACCTGTCAAGATGTTCAGAACCTTCAAGAATACCTCTTTGCGGTCGATCCATTGGAATGGCAAAGGATCGCCTGTATCGAAGGCTAGAGAATCATAGGCAACTCTCACTCGATCAACGGCGCACTCAGTGAAGTCCGAGGTCATCTGGGAAGGATCTCCCTCGCCAGAAGTGCCGTACCTCCCCTGTGGCATGGCCTCGTAATCCTGCTCTTTCCAGGCAGTTTGCTGCCAGTCGTCATAGGATCTGTGTGTGCTGTTTTGCTTTATGGTTGACTGTTCTTCGAGAACGAAAGCATATTGCTCATTGCAAGCAATGAGTGTTGTCCGGATCTGTTTGTCACCGTCCGCGCAATCGTCAAAGTAGAAAAGGCTGTGTGTCGTGTTATAGAGGGCTTCCCAATATAAGCCGCTGCTCTCGTTGCTGTAACAGCGCCAGCATTTTACATATGACAGCCATGATTTTGTCAAAGTTTTTGATGTCGGCGCATACTTCCACTTCAGAGTCCCGTCTGCAAGGTTGAACGCTGCGACTTCATGCATAATCTCATTCGATCCGTCATATCTCAGAGTGGGGAACACAACGCCGTTTCCCACCCTGGGAGCTATGCTGGCGCGGATCTCGGAAGCGTAACACAGGAAGCCGTTGTTCGTCTGGAAGTCGAATGTTGGCCAGGCGAAATTACAAGAAGAGACATATGAGCCGTCCGAGCGCAGGAATTTTGCCACACCTCTCTGATAATCGCTGTATGCCACGTCATGTATGACATACAAGTATGTCGAGTCGTAGAATATACGGCGATATGTGACATTATCGGGATTGCTGCTGTAATAATCGCTTGCCATCACCATGGTAGCGAGGTTGAATATCGTGATATGTTTCCGGCTCTCGATCTGCCACCAGATGAAGAGATACCCGTCGAGAATCACGAGATCATACGGCGTATTTTTGAGCGCCCCTCGATAGATGTCCCCCGTATCGGGCGACGTGGCATATGTGGGACTCCAGGAATTCACTGGCGTCCGAAATACCCGATGCTGCGGCTCCCAGTCATACTCGGGGACATACACTTCAACGCCATATACATACCCCTCATGGATCAATGCCATTTCAAGACTCGTTGCCTTCGTAGGATATGCTGAGCCATAAGGCCAGGCCTGGACCGATATTTCCGTATTTGATATGGTCGGCTTGAGATTCGTATTATTGAAGCTGCCGCGGTGTTGCGAGTTTCTCCACATGTCCCAGTTGAGGGAGGAAATAACCTGTGCTCCGAGTGTCCATCCGACTTTTTTCCTTTTTCTCCGAGGAGATATGAGGATCGGCTGCTGTCTATCACCATTGATCTTCTTCATTGGCAGCCACTGCCCTGGGATACAATGATTCGAAGAAGGCACATTGTCTACGAGCTCTGTCTTCCCGGGAAATTTGACAGTGTTTTTCCCACCGGATACAGCAACAACCTGGACATAATCATCAAACGGCGTAAGCTTCACGGCACCAGCCATCCTCCTGTGCCAATGATGGTATTTCGCTGCCCACCCGAGCTCTTGATCACAAGAGCTCCCATACCTGCATGAGACTTTCTGCCTGTTACACTGACCGTGCTTTGTGACTCTGTTTTGTTCAACCGTTTCGTAGAGTCCGTATCAGAGTCTGTAATCTTTTCAATGCTCAACGCTCCATCCTGTCTCACCACCACACCTCCTCAAAACAGCTTACCTTCGTGCTTGTATTATCAATTGTGATGCTGTCTATTATGGCTTCAGGATACCTTCTCCATGCCGAAATCTTATTTTTTGCTGCCATTGTGAAGATAGCTCGGTTCGCAGTATAATTTATTGCCCTGTTCCCTCGTACAGTGTGGTATAGCATATTCTTTTTCACGGCATCAGCATCAGCCTGATTGAGAATAGCAACTCCATCTATATATCCATCAGCAGGACGTTCCTCGTCTGTGTATGTGTAAGGGGTTTCCGCCCCTTCGACATATGAGATTATCTCGTAACAATCGAAGGAGAGCTCAAAGGTATCAGTGGAATCAAAGAAGGTGCCCTTGTAGTAATACCAATCGAAGCCTCCCATCGTGTATTTTGTGATGTTTGTTGTAAGAGTGGCACCGCCTTCTGTTGCAGTATAAGATACTGTTACAGGTGTTGACGTGTAACTTTGTGCTACCAGAGAGTTTTCTTCATCAGTCTCAAAGGTTATATCCTCGTTCTCTACTGCGCCCCACGGAACACCCTGTACAAGAATCCTTGCGTCAATAGTGCCGAGAAGCTCTTCCTGCAAAGGATCGCGTATATCAAAAACAATACTCAGGATAGGCCCTGATGAAGTGGGAGTCGGAATCTGGCCAGGCTCGAAATCGTCTGGATTCATAGTGACAAATTTTACGAGCTCCCCCTGATTCGGATCTGCGTTATCATAGCAGGCTGCTGCAGCAATATACCCTATATTGCTCTCGTCGTATACATCAATATCAGAGGTAAGCCCTGGCGCCTGTATTGTTTCTGTCTGAGCTCCTTTTTCAGCCCACACAAACTCATACTCGGTCTGGATCTTAGAGGTCTTGATTACCAGCATGGATGTTATTTCATTTGTGGGGTCTTTCTTCCGATTTCCAGAGGCAATCCAGTCAGTGTCCGTGACTGTGCCACTGTAAGAATCCATGTCGATGAATATAATCTGTCCAGACGTGCCTATGTAGAAGTCCATACCGGAGTCTGCCGCTATTCTGGCAACATGTTCCAGCCTCTTTCCTTCATGGGCGTCGTAGGTCGGGATAATTCTTGTAGGAGGATTCACAAGCGATATAGCATATTCGTCTTCTCTCTCCCCCAGGTCGACCAGGTCACCCAGAATGACATCTGCCGCCGTTGCAGTATAAGTGGCCTTGTCGACATCGGTATTGCTCAGGAGATAGGTTGTCTTATCGCTGAGGCCAATTTGTGTTGTTCCGCCCGAATCCAGCCCTTCACTTTCATCAGTGGGCAGCATTACGAGCGGGGGACTCTGCCAGGCCTCACTATCAAGTATTGTCCTGAGCCTCCACTCCTCGGTGAGTTTCCAGAAGCGGGGAAAAGTGAAATTGCACTGAGCTTTTACCTCGACACCTTTATTTGTTCCGACTGTGTAAGAAAACGGCTGGTCCATATCAAGGTTTAACGCAATGCCCAGGCCGGCGCAATACAACTCTTTCCCGTATAAGATCGGATCGTCTGATGCCATCTATGCCTCCACTACTGGATTCACGATTGTTAGAGACACTGTCCGTGTTGGCGGGTAAGTGGATTTTAAGGGGCCTTCACTGTGGCCTGCAACCAAGCCGGTAATAACCGTTCCGTCCTTCATTGTGAAGGAAGTCTTTGTGCCGAGCTTTGCGGCTTCAGTGTCGGACTCACTCCTTGACATATTTTCCGCCTGTATCGTGACATTCTTCGGGAGTTTTCCGAGCTTGTGAACCACATCAGCAGGCTGAGTCTTGTCGTATCTCAGAGCATTTTGTCCAATATGAAATTTATACTGTTGCGAGGATGAATCAGTCCATTCCCATATTACCGACATAAGAAACTCCTAAAAAGAAAGACTTCCACCCATACTGTCAAGATAGCCGTTCTTTTGCATATTTTGAATAGCCAGTGCCAGGCCGCCCCATTTTGCCGCTACTTCCGCTGTGGGAGTGATAGCTTTGTCGCCCATGATATAGGTGCTGGTGGTAGAGCTCGAACTCGACTGGTTATTCTGCGCCTGTTGGATTATTGCACGCTGCTGATCAGGGGAAATCCCCGGGCTCGATACTTTTGGCGCCGGCATTTTCATCTCTGCGGCTTTTGCCGATACTGCCGAGGCATCTTTTTGATAGTTCTGAATCATCTGGATAATGGCAGCGCTGAAATCCTTCACCGAAGCAGAGAAGGTATTTGTCGCCTGGCTGAAGATATCGGCGCTTGTGCTCTGCTTGAGAGGAGGCTCATTGGCCGACTGCGCCTGGGCAATATCAGCTCTGCCTGTTGCTGACTTATAGCTTTCTTCCAGTTTCCCCTTACGCTCACTGAGGCTGCTGATTAAGGATTCCATACTCATCTTTGTGAGCCTGTCCTGTTCTTCAGGAAGTTTGTTCTGGAGCTCAGAGATCATCGAGCCTATTTCCTCAGCCTGTTTCTCGTAGAGAGCTGCTTCAGACCTTGCTTTGGTCTCATCCCTTCTCGCCTGTGATACGTCCTGCTTTGCGAGTTCGTCATCCTTTTTCTCAACGCCCTTCATCTCAAGCTTCATGCGGTCGTCAAGCTTCCGATAGAGCTCTTTCTCGACATTGACCCCTGCCTTCATTTTGTCGCCGAGTTTCTTGATGTCGTTGTCCAAAGCACTCTTGCGCAGATTGATGAGCTCCTGTTCCGCCGCTTTGTTAGCATCGATGATTTTCTTCTCAAGAGCAGCCCGCTTTTCAATGAGCTTCCTGATCTGGTCCTCAGCCTGCTCAGTCGTCACTGTGCGCTGCCGCTCCATCTCATACCATGCCTTCTCAAGGGAGTCTATGATACCCAGGCGCTCCTCATTGCTCATTTCCTCTGCTTTATCCACGAGGTCGAGATAGGTTTCTGCCGCCTTGACACGGCGGTCATAACTATCCTTCTCGTCCTTCTCTACTTGAGTCTTGCGGCTGCCCTGAGCTGATTTGTTGAGGTCATAGGCCTGCTTTTCGGTAATCTGCTGAGCGTCTTTCTTCTCTTTGATTTTGGCGATGATACGATCATACTCTTTGACCTGGCCGGAGGTCATAAGCTTCACGGCGTCGAGCTCCTTCTGGAGGGTGCGCTCGGTGTTGTTTCTGCTCTCGACCTCTTTATCGTGTTTGAGCTTTGTGATGTTGTTTTCTATGTCTTTGCGCTGTTCTTTTTCGAGTTGTTTGTTCTGCAATAGTCGCTCGTTGGCCTTGATCTCATCATCAATGTTCATTCTGTTGAGCTCTTTCTGCTGATCGATATAAGACTTACTTGCCTCAAGCTTTTCCTTATTCTGGCGCTTACCGACTTCAATGCTTTTTTCCTGTGCATCCACAAGAGTCTTCATTGCATCAAGTTGTATCTTGATGCTCGCCTGTTGGTCAGGTCCGGCAGCATCGTACTGTTTCTGGAGCTCAGCCTGGATTCTCTTATTTTGTCTCAGATTTGCTTCCGCCGTCTTGGTATCAGTCAGATCGCCAAGATTTAACGCGCCACCAACCCCAACTCCCGCCAGATTGGCCTGTAATTCACTGAGTTTGCCGTTTAAATATGTAATTTCTTCCGCAGTTGTTGCAAAGGCATGTGTTGACTGCATTATTTCCATCTCGGTGCTGATGGCTTTTATGGCGTGCGTCGAAACCCCATAAAGTTTCTCCAGCTCAGCGAGCTCTTTTTTCATTCTCTGAGCATCCGCAATAGCATTTTTATAATAATTTCCTAATGCAGTATTTCCCTCCAGTATTGCCTTGGTCATCCCGTCCTTCATGTCTGTGATAGCCTCATCCAGGTTCTGTGATGCGACTCCCATTTTTTTCAGGTCTTCTATTGATTTACCGGCATAATCACCTGTTATCAAGTGTAGGGCTTTTAAGGCCTTATGGTTGCTTGCAATCCCTTCGTTCATTTTCTTTGCGCGTTCGTCCTCTACTGATTTCCAATAAGTAGCCGCCGCTGCCAATAAGCCGACTGCAATAAGAGCCACTCCGAGAGGATTTGCAGCCATTGCCGCCCATGTCGCTGTGGCAGCAGTCCCTATTGCCTCGAAACTCCCTGCCAATGTGAAATTTGCTAGTGCAAGGTTCGCGCTTCCGGTTAAAAGCAGTACTTTGGCCGCTATATCTTGATAGGTGATTTTAGTTCCCAATGTTTGCACAATATTTGCCCAGGCTTGAGATGCCGCTACTTTGCCTATTTGCAGGCTCAGGAGGTTGTATGTTGCGATCATCCCCGGGACCGTTCTTATTAATGCCCCGAGTGGTGTCAACATAGCTGCAAAAGCGCCTGCCGCCAGCGTTCCCCAGGCAATGAATGGCTTCAGTGCTCCACCGGATTTATTGAAGCTCTCAATGATATTCGTAATGCCTCTTGTTGTCGAAGCTAATGTTGGCGCCAATTCATTACCAAGAGCTACTTTGAGTTTTTCAATGGCATCGCTCAGGTTTGAGATGGCGCCCTGCCAGGTCTGGTTTTGCCGCTCCATTGCACCACCAAAATTAGTTTTTATGATGGAAAGAAGAGCGTTTTTAGCTTTTTCGAGTTCAGAGGTTGTCTTTACGCTGATTGAACCTGTAGAGCTAAGCACTGCACCATATTGAGCCAGTTTTGCCGTTGTAATTCCGTACTCGTTTCTCAGAGACTCGAAACCTTCAGCGCTTCCCGACAATGCCTTTGCAACAACCAGAGTTGTCGCACTCAAATTTTTTCCCATCCCTGCAGCGAGGTCTCCTATTAAGGGCAGGATTTCTTTCGCTTTTATACCGTATACTTCCAGTTGCACTGTGGCATTGACAATTTCACTCACCTCAAAGGGTGTTTTTGCTGCCATCGTTACAGCATCGGTGATTGTTTTGCTTGCTTCTGTGCTGGACTTCAGCACCGTGGTTAATTTTGCTCTATACTGCTCCATCTGCCCGGCGGCATCAGCCCAGGATTTCACCAGGACACCTGCACCAACAGCAAAAGCTCCAAAGCCTATAGTAGTTTTTTGAGCCAGGTCGGTGATCTCTCCAGAAAGATCCTGCACTCTTTTCCTGGCGGCTCCCAGAGTCTCATTTATTGAAGCATCTGATTGCGCTGATAATTTGATTACGAGCTCGCTTATGAGTCCCATTTATTTACTCACTTTCCTAAAACTCATCCATAGACAATCAGGTCCAGGGTGTTTCTCTACAACTGGCTCACCAAAACCGAACTCCTGCATCAACCAGGTGAGGGTAGTTGAGTTGTAAAGGACGCAGTGCTCACCAGCATAGTTATTGTTTACACCGCCCCATTTACCCATATAAAACATATTTTTCCACACGGAGAGATCCGGGATCTGTATCGATAATCTCCCACCATCCTCAAGGAGATCCCATATTTTCTGTATCAACGGTCTGGGGCGATCGATATGTTCCAGAACATTGTTTATCCAGACAAGTGAAAAGAGCTTGTCTGGTTTCATCTCCAGTATATTTTCCTGGCGGACTTCCACTTGGGGGTACAGCTCAGCATTCTTTTTGACTGCAGCCTGTGTGAGCTCGATGCCAAGAACCTCCCAGCCAAGCTCATGCATTTTAGCAAGAGTGTGAGCCACTCCACATCCAAAATCAAGAACTCTATTGACGCCGCCTTCCCTATAATAACTGCTGTGAAGCAATTTACCCGCACCAGCCTGGCCATTTAAATACCCTGAATTCATTGCTCCCAGATGCTCTTCATAATAGGAATCAGTTTCATATCTGGGAGGAACTTCCTGATCGGTATATACTGCTCCACATCGCAGACACTCGTAATAGCATAGAGCGCCTTTTCGATTGATATATCTGTGATACTGAACTTCACAAACAGGGCAATGGCGAGGATTTGCATAAGGTTTGAATGGCTCTGGCTTCAGCCAAGGTTCACCAGCTTCCATCTTCTTGAATTCCTGATAAATCTCTTCGACGGTAAATTGAGACATACATGGAGCCACTTCCCCAGGGGATCTCTGGCACTTCATATGATGAGAAAAGCATGGCGCACAGGGAAAGTCTTTCTGAATCCATCGACCTTTCGGATAATAGCGCATCCTGAGATCGCCCTCGAAGGAAGAAAAGAGGCCCAGACAGGGCACGTCATAAGCGGCAGCCAAGTGGACACCTACGCTATCGGGGCCTATATGGTAACTGGCTTTTTCGATGATTCCGGCAATACGTCTGACGGAAGTCGTTGAGTCAGAACAGGCTATTCCCTCTATCCCCCTCTTGTTGCCAACATCAATGATATTCCCGCAGTTTCTGCACTTATGTTTTTCAATAAGTAGTTTTCGGGGTGCAGATACAATTTCAGAAGTGCCACACTTATCGCATACCGCATATATGCAGTCATTCAGTTGGGTATACGAAAACACAAAAACTTTATACCCGTCATCTTGGATCTTCTTGGCGACCTCGAGCATTTTCCATTCCTCAACGCTCCGCACCGGGGAACTGGCTGAGAGCTGGACGGTCACAAGTTTGTCTCCTTCTTTCCAGTCAAGTTTTTCCTGGAGCCATTTTTCTACATCCAGCTTCTCGGAGGGTGTCAGATACATCTCGGGCTTCTTTTGCTCATCCAGAAGTTTTACACCAGCCCACTCGGCAAACATATCATATACGTTGATAAGATTTGATTCATGATTTTTAGTGAGTATTCCGTTGAAGCATATGGCATCATCGAAGTCTTCGAGGTAGTGGGGAATATAATGATCGGCATCAACGAAGGTTCCGCTTACGTGAGGATTTCCCATAAGCATCACCACGCCCTGGAGATCTGTGGCGACATGTACTTTTATGTCAGGGTATTTTTCGACGAATGCCTTTATGATTGGCGTCATAAAGAGCATGTCTCCCGCTCCCGAATGATGCATCAGAAGCACGTTGTCCATTCGCGCCGGCTTCCAGTATGATCTGGGCCAGTTTCGTGGTGTCACGTCTCTCCATCCGTGACGAATCAGTGTGTGCCAATAATACTGAGCTCCCACTTTGACCACACCATCTGTGACTTCGTGGCCAAGTATCGAGCGCTTTTCCTTGGGGAAATTATCAGGTGCTGTCAATAGATACATCTTTTCATACCACTCCTTGTTTTTTAAGTTTTTTCTGTAATTTCTGTTCGTTCTCGCTATTGATACCTATAATTACCCCCTTGTCTGATTTCAATAGGGCGTCAATATTGCGGGGATCTATATAGGTGCCTTCAGCTTGTTTTTTAGCTTTCCAGCGTATATAATCTTTGAACTTTTGTATCGAGCGCTTATGCTCCAGCTCTGACTGCTCATCATTCCATTCAGGCTCTTCAAGCGTGATGCCGTTAAGAGCGGCTTCCCATTGCCGCTTTTCAAATTCATTACGCTCATTACATCTGAGCCACATATTTATGAGTCGGGGACTTTGCGTGCGCCAGAGCTTGCGTGCCTTGAGAGGGCATCCGGTAAGTTTGAAACAAGCCAGGTTCCAGGTTATTTCACTGCCACCTGGCTCATCATTTTTTTTGAGAGTTCCTCATCCTTGTTGAGGATTATTTGATCCAAGAGAAGATTTATAAACCGTTCCTTGGTGCGTTGAGATTCAAGCCAGGTGCCATCCTCCTCGGGGAACCATAATTGCATCAGCCTACCCCTGAGCCTCGATAGATCTTCTCCTGCTTTCTCAGCATCTTCAATTGTCTCAGCCGTCTCTAAGCGGAGTTCATACTTTCCCATAAGGGATATCAAAGCATCATATTTCTCTCGAATGGCGCCCGCCATTTCCCTCATAACAAGAGTCTTTCCTCCAAGAACAATCTCCTTTTCTCTCAGATCATCGAACTGGTTTTCCTCCATAACTCCTCCTTAAATCTCAAAAAAGAAGAGAGGGTTGTTACACCCTCTCTTGTCTCTGGGGTGGTACGAACATGGTTAGGTTGCTTTCTGGAAAAATATGAAGCCGTGATAATTTGGGCTCTTATCTTCAACCCTGAGAGACTCCACATTTATGGGGAGTTTGGTACGTTCCTGACCCAATGTCAAGTTACCGTCCATCTCGATATTGGTCTTCCAGTAATGAATTACATACTGAAGATTGCTTTTCGGGAATTTGCCTGTGATAGTGAATGAGGGCTCTTTCTGGGTATATGTGGCGCCAAGGCCCAGATAAGTTCCTACAAGGTCATCCATACTGGAGAGGTGCGTCAGTCCGGCATCGCCAAGAGTGTAATCCGAGGTAATATCCAGGCCAGAAAGAGCGTCTGAGACATTTGTGGGGTCGATCTGAAGCAGTATAACCTTCATACCGCTCTGCAGTTCTTCAGGGAGAGACACGATCTGGTTCATAGGACAGCCAAGTTTTACCTTATCAAACAGCAATTTGTAGATTATGTCCGCCATCTCCCCATAGCCAGCGTCTCTTCCATCGATATAGAAATCTGAGGGAGCGCCTTTAAGGATCGCGAGAGTATCTTTAGACATTTTATCACTTCCTTTCTTTTAAATTGTTATCTCCGTTGTTATGGTGACTGGGATCTCCGCCGCAGCAGTCATCCTGCTGCCAGGGTCTTTGGCTATTCCCGTTGCCGTTTCCCCAACCGTAAGCTCATATGACGTGCTGCCGCAGGTAAAATTGTTGTTGTCCAGAAGGAAGGGTATCAGTCCGGTAGGCGGACTGGCCTGCTCGTCGAATATGAGTTGGTCGCGGAGTTCCTCGGCTTCCTGCAGGGATGCATTGAGCACCCCGACTTGAAGCGTGTAGTTGTGCTCTATCTGCACAAAATTGCCATTGTAACTGTACTTTCCCGGGTCGGTAACGATACACACCAGCGGATATTTGTCCTGCGGGAGCACATCGAGTTTACCGATGTATACACCAACGAGATCCTCGAGTCTGCCTGCAGCGCCATTGGCTATCTCGGTCTCCAGAAGTTCTTTCAGCCTTTCCGGTATGGTCATAGATCCTCCAGTTTATGTTTTGCCCAGATTCCAAAAATGCCAGTAATATGCTCCTGGGCTTCTGTACTGAGCCAGAGAAAGGGGCGTGGCGGAATGCCAACGGTACGCTCTTTCATGGCGAATGAACGCTCTAGAAAATTTTTGTTACTCCGCTTCGCAAAAACCAGAAGATTCTTGTTACTCTTCTGCTTCTTCAATTGTCCAGACTTGGTGAGCGCGTGCCTTACCGTGATAGCCCCTGACATTTTGATGTCGGGGAGAGTCCCGCCTCGCGAGACCGTACCGTATTGATGGATGCCTGCATATTCAATGCTTGTCCCAAATTCAAACTGCATTTGCCCCAGGCGTTCAATGTGTCCCGAGCCTCCACCAATCACGCTCTTTTTCAGCGTTCCGGTATCCTGAAGAATCTTATCAGATCGTCCTTTCTTCTTGCCTTTTCTCCTGCGGTCCAGTGTAACATCAGAAAGCTCTTCCCAGGGTTCATCTGGACCCATTTCTTCCTGAAAGTGCTTGTCGACCTGACGCATAGCATATATGCCGGCATTGCGGAGAGGTTCTCTAAAATCTGTTGTGAGATTCCTCACGCGCTCGAGCATGCTCAGCACCTGGGTATCATCGATTGATACGATTATAGCCCCGCCCATCAGCGCCTCCCGTGTCTGTGATCCCGGTACGTTCTGGGGTCCGAGGGATCCCAGTGATTGAACTTCGGATGACTGTAATATGTTGTGCACCTGGCCTGTTTCATCACACTGGTCTCGACGACAGGAGGGGCGATGTCGAGCTGGAGATCGCCGGCGTTGATCATCTTGAGCAGGTCCATTGCATTCTTACGGAGGTCCTGCGCCTGGATAGGATCTTCATCTGCTCCTGTATTACCAACGACATCAGCAATACAGGTGGCTGCCGCCAGATCAGCGGTTATCTTCACCACGGTATCGGGGGCAGTGGAAAGTGGAACGGGATACAACTTTCGAAGCATCCCGTCCACAATATCCTGTGCGCCCTTGATGGCGTCGGTGATTTCCCCGCTGCCGGCATCGTCCTCTTCCAGATCGTCAAGAAGAGCGTGATTTCTGGCCTTTACGTTGGGCACTGTGCAGTAATAGCTCACGGTAGCCTCCTGGTTATGACGTCTGGGTTACGTCCATCACGAAGATGATTGTTGGGCGGTATATTCTCGGGAGCCCATAGGTTCCGCCGAAGATCTCCGCATAGGGATTTGGATCAGTCAGGTGCTTGTAGTCAGGCACTGCGAAAATGCCGTCAGATCCCGCCACAGGCCTTCCGTTTTCGAGGTGAGGCACTGCACAGTAGTCCATCAGATCCGGAGCATTGCCGAGAAAGAGAACTTTGTTGTTCGGGATGTAGATGGAGAATGTTCCGGCATCATTGGTGTAACCATCGTCATTTACCTCCCACGATGTGCCGGGAGTGAGCTCCTGGGCGTTTTTCTCGATATTGCCCAGGGTGAGCTTCTCTTTGATTCCAATACCGTTCCAGTAGGTTTTGGTATCGGTTGAATGGACGATGAGATCGGCGGTATAAGAGTTCATCTTGATCTTCCCGAGCTTGTAGCCTGTCCCGAGGAAGCTCTGAATTACTGCGGTGATATCTTTCAGGGGCTTGGAGCTTGCCAGTGTCGCCCAGGCGGTTGCTACGGTGAGTGCCAGGTTCTGGGCTGGGATCCCATATGTAGCGGTATACTTCACTCCGTTCTCATCGATTTTCACTTCCCCTGTCATCACAGCCTGCCAGATTGCCCAGTTGATGAGATTGCGTGCACGGGCAGTGAGCCTCCTCAGTCCCTTTCCCACCATATCCTCGATGGTTATGACCTTGAACTCATCCGCCATCTGGGACAGTTTCAGGAGATCGTCCTCGCCGAAGACCAGCTTCTCCTTGAAGTATCCCGGCGTGAATTCCTTTTTAGTCATCTTGCCCCAGGGGATGGGTTTGACGTCAGATCCCAGCGAATGTGGAAGGGTCTTGCCCTGAGGACCATACTCCTCCCAGTATTCGATTTTCTGCGTCATCTCGGTCTTGACCTGACAGAAATCTGTTCCTACTTTCTGATTCGGATCGGACAGATTGATCTGTATGGTCATACCGATACTTTTGGCTGTTGGCCATCCGATCATTGCTATCACTTCCTTTCTTGAGTTTTGCAAATAAATAAGGAGCTTTCAGAGCTCCCCTTCTTTCAGTGCAGATTACAGGATGAGGTAAGCACCTGCCTGTCTGGCTGCCATTGACATCTTTGCATCGTCGTCCAGACCGGTCAGCTTCGCTATTTCGAAGACTCCGCCGACTTCAATGCAGCTGAACTGATCTTCATCGGTTGCGTCCACATCTTCAGGCAGAATTCCTGAAGCATCCACCGCTGCCTTGCCTGTTGTGGTGAACGTCCATGTATCGCCAACGGCGAAGTCGGGGCTGCCGTCAGAGACGGTGAATTTCAGCTCATAGGCCGAAGTGTTGGGATATTTGAATTCGGCCCCCACAGTGGCAGTTCCGATATTTCCCGATCTGTTACCGACGACTGAGAACTCCCCTCCGCCGGTGGCTGCCTTTGTGCAGGTCAACACCCAGCTCTCGGTATTGGTGTAGGCATCCTGCACATCGATTGCTGAGCAGGACCCTCCTCCGGTGTTGCTCGAGCCGGCTGCTGGTGTCGATGCAGATGCCGCAGCTCCGTCATGATCGTAGGCCTTTACTACTTCATGGGAGCCTGGCTCATATCCAACTACCTGACCTTTGACGAGATCCTGGCCTTTGGGGATAATGCACGGCAGCGATATGGCTCTTTTCTCGTGGCCCGGGCCGTGGATTTCCACATCTTCATATGAAACGAGTGATTTTATTCCCGACATTGTTCTATCTCCTTTCGTTTTGTGATTGAGGTTTTGTTTTTCCCGAGGTGTTTACGGGGCATTCGGCTGAATGACCAGCCTCACCTGAGCCCCAGCGGTATCTGTTCCCGCGGTTGTGCAGTCCAGCCTCAGCGTGTCCCCTGAATATATCCGATATGCCGTAGTATAGAGGCTGGCGGCAACCAGAGCGGTTTTGGAATCCGTCTCGGTGGCGTCGACCGTCAGAGGCACGTCCAAAAGATTTTTGGATTGTGTTATATTGTAAACCTGAAAAGTCGGCGTTCCGGCAGAGCTGGCTGTCGTGACATGTGCATTTATGCTCTGCACATACCAGGCGTCATAGCAGCTCGGCACCGTCCAATGGCCGATTCCATTCTCAGCATAGAGTGACTGAGCTACTCCTGACTTTCCCAGGCCGTAGAGGTCATTGACGATGACACCCTGCGCCGAGGGGAACATTGTGGTCGAGCTTGTGCCTCCGAAGGTGCCTGCGAAAAGAGACACGAAGATGAGAAGGGCCACCAGAAGGGCCCAGGAAAGTGATGCTCTGTTGATCATTGATTTGATACCTCCTTTGTTTTGATGGCGTTACACGCCGAGATCCGAGATGAGGGTAGCGAGTACGTCGGCGAGCTCATCCAGGGTGGTGTTGTTGCAGTCGAAAGACCGTGTGGCTACTGAGTTGGTGCCTCCCGTCCATCCCGCTCCGGTAGGTCGGATTCCATAGACCACCCATCCGCCCGCTGCTGAGTCAAGGGTAGCGTCATATTGCGCCAGATACATTCCGCTAGCCTGGAGATCGCCTGCTCCGATCTGACGAGAGATCTTGTTGGAGCAGTACATTTTTTTTGCGCCGAGTGAATTGACGTTGAGGGTAGCTACTCCCGCTGATGCCGCAGCCGGCATCTTGAAGGAAACAAAAGCGCCATCCTCATGCTTGGGAGTCGGCACTGCGAGGGTATATGCCTGGTTGTCGGCAGTGGCGGCCAGGCCATAGTGGAGAGGTCCGCCAATCTTGGCGATATCTGTGTGTCCTCCGAATTTGCTGTAGGGATTCCAGTCTGTCACGAGATCACATCCTTTCTGAAATAAAAATAGCGCCCTTCAGCGCTTCGTCACTTACTTTGTCGGCCTTAGAAGTTATGCTTTCCCAGCCATTCTCTTGGCCTTTGCCTGTGCTTCCTCGTCGGTCTCTTCGCCTGGCTTGCTGAACTTGGCGGTGTTGTATACATTGGTGTCGACGAAGGCAGGCATCTTTGCCTTATAGGCCAGGAACAGCTTTCTCTGCTCCTCATTGAGCGAGTGGAACAGAGCGAGCTCTTCCACCTTCATTCCTGGGATTGTCTTGATCTGTCCCTGTGCATCGGGCCTCGAGAAGGTCTCGATGGTTTTCTCGTCTTCCGCGAACTGAGCTCTCTTCTTCAGCTCCGCATTCTCGGCCTCCATCGTGGCGATTCTCTTCGCGAAATCCTCCTGCTGCTTGGCGAAATCCTCCTTCATTTTCGTGAACTCCGCGGGATCTGCCGTCGTTGGAGCCGTTCCTTCTTTCTTGGGATCCATAGTAGTATCTCCTTTCTTTTCAGATTTTTCGAAAGCTTCAGTATTATCGAAATGGGGGAATGGTGTGTGAGCGATATGCTCCCACTTACCTTCCTCCAGATCCACACCTACGGACAGAGGGCCATAGAGTCCGAGCTGTGCCTTTTCTATTGCCTCTTTTCCGACATAGCGCAGAATGGCAAACTCTTCAATGCCTTCTCTCCACATCTTTCTGGGATGTCCGATTGTGTTCTTGCAGCTCCTCGGCTGATGGTCTGCCTGGAGAGGGACCTTCCAGCCCCTGAGATCATCCTTGGGCTCGACGAACTTGGAATTGTATCTGTCCAACACTGGCTCTGAGTAATCCTGCCCCCGGTGCTGTCCTGCAATGAAGACTCTAGCTTTTCGGTCCATATACAGCGGCGTGACTCCGTCCTTGTCGAAGTGCACTATTCCCAGACCGTCCTTCTCATCCTCCAGAACCTCGAAGCGGTCGGATGAGAAGCAGGCGATCTTTGGATTGTTGGCGTCAAATGTCACTCTCACGTTCATGGCTTCCTCCTCAAATAAAAAAGCCCCGTGAAGGGGCTGTTGGTTATCTTTTGTGTGCTCTGTCCCTAAAAGCTTATCTGCACGTTCATCTTTGCCTTGGTTCGCAGTGATTGAAGCTCGTCTTCAAGCTTTTCTTCCTGATCGAGAATCGAAGTCACTTCCTTCACTATCACGCCGAAATCATCTGCCCATAAAGACAGAACGCCCGGCTCAACTCTCGAAATATCCATCTCTATGGCGATTTTCAGCGGCTCATTCCTTCTCTCGGTGACCACTCCGTGCCGCTGTGACATCTTCTCGAAAAGAGACTGGGCCTTTATCCTCAGTTCTTCCAGCCTATTTTTGGCCTTTGCAAGTTTTGCCTCTACGATAAGGCGCTGTTGCTCTTCTGGAGTGATGTCAATCATAGGTTCACCTTATGCGGTTTTGCGTAGATTTAATATTTTGTCTCTCTCTTCCATCGCCTCGAAGGGATCCCATGTATCGGAAGCGTCTGGGGAATCGGGGGAATCTATCTGAAATACCTGCGACCATTCAATGACATAGCCCTTAACCGTGAAGCCTGGAGCGTCTTCGGGTTTTAAATCTGTCAGTTTCTGAGCAAGAGAGCGCTCTTTGGCTATTTTCTTTGTTACATAGTGCACTGTATCAGACTCGTCAAAATAACCAGTAAACGCGATAGCTGAAGTTCGCTTTAAACCCCCATTAGAAACTTCCAAAAATCTATAACTTATTTTCATGGCAACCTACCTCTTTGCCTTAAAGAGTTCATAATGTCTCTCAATTCGCGTGATACATCTGTGCACTCGTTAAATGTTGGAAATTCCCCTTCTTCATTATACCATTTAGGAATGCGTGTTTTCAAATAATTTCTCAATTTTTTTGTATTGGTGATATCTTTATGGATGCTGCGTCCCCAATCTTCGTCCCAGCTATCCGCACAACATAATTTAAGTATGTCGTACTCTTTTTCATTGCCACTCACATTTCTTATGTATTCATTCAAAAAACTATACTGCCCTATCAGGGCTTCGCAATGAGCTTTTCTATGATCTTCTCCCTCAGAAAGCCTTAAATCAATTTCTATTTTTTCATGAAGATAACAGGCATAACTATAAATATGCCCTTCGGCAATTTTATCCCAGGCGTATTTTTCAACTCTTCCAAGGTTTTCGTCTGCCAAATATTCGGCCACTTTTTTCAGGGCGTCTTCTGGGATCCTCTCGGTAATAAGATCTGGATGCTCTTCTTTAAGAAGATCAAACTTGTGTACCACGTTTTTAATTTCTTCGTCTGAAACCTCAAATCCCATATTGGAGCCTTCTGGAGCCTTGCTTAATTTCCCTCCTCCAGGTTCTTTGAGCACAGAAGTAACCGGCTGTTCTCCAGTCTCTTTTCCCGTTGGCAACTGAAGCGTCTTTGGAGGCTCTGACGGCTGCCCTCTTTCTGGGCCCCTGATCTGCGGAGGCGGTCCTCCTGGTGTCTTTGGCAATCTGTTCTGAATATCTCCCCCGAATCCCTTTGACGGTGGGTCCACTTTTCTCCAGTCCAAGAGCTCATCCAGCGTCCTGTCCTGGTCATCCTTCCAGCCAGGCTTCTCCATGTCTTTCAGGTCGTAGGCGGTGACAGGCGAGAGTATAGATCGACACTGAAAATGGAGTGGGGGAGTATTGGCTGCCAGCTCTGGCGAGTCGAGCCTCAGCAGGCGCCCATTTCTACTCTCACAGATGTCCGTCGTCCTGCTGTCCAGGATGGCAAGAAACTGCACGAACTGGACAAAATCCCCGGCTTGGCGGAATGTCTCCAGCCTGCCCTGGTTGAAGGCAGAAGTGGCATTCGTCCTGGCGATGACCTCCAGACGCCGCTTATTGTACTCTTTCTCATCCGTCAGATAGACCCTGAGCTGCGTCATTGTGTGCTCAGTGCTCCACCCTTCAGCTAAGCCCTGCTTCAGCACTCTCACAACATCTTCAGTGGCTTCACCGTAATACTTGTCACCGAAGTGAGTTGTCCACCCGTCAATCCAGTCCATCGCCCCAGTCGGAATGACCGGAGCTGGTGAAGGGTGCTGGTCGAATTTCGCCCTCTTTGCCTCGAGCTCCTGATCGGCGAGGGTCATTCCCTGGGCGTAAAGCTCCTGAAGATAGCGCTTGAAGAGCACCAGGTAACGCTTCCGCCCTGGCATCTCAAAGCTGTCGACATTGCCAATCCGGAGAGCATCCTCTACATAAGGCTGCATCTCAGATATCATATTATCAAAGAGCGCTTTAGCCCGCTTTACAAACCCCGCTTCCAGGGTGTCGAGTGTCTTCTTGATTCGTCGGATCTCTTTGGAGGTCATTATACCTCCGCAAAGAAAGATTCAAGCCCGTTCACCCTGCTGAACGCCGCCTGCTTCGGCTCCTGCAGTTCAGGTGTCGGCTGTTGTGGCTGCTTCTGTTTCTGCTGCTCTTCAAGTGCCTGCCTGTTAGCGTCGAGTCGCTTCTGGAGCTCCTCGGCTTTCGCCTGTTTGTCGGCCCGCATCTGCTTGAACTCCTCATCTGATATCTCTGGAGCTCCGATATGACTTCGGACGTGCTTGAAGTCTTCGAGTCTTTCAGGGTAAATATAGCCTTTGTCTGTTGCGCTGGCGAACATTTCCATTTCCATCTTCTGCGCTTCAGGATCTAGATCTTTAAATTCAAAGTTCCCGTATGTTTTCTGAGTCCCGAAGTTCCAACTTATAACTCTTCGGAGCATTTGAGAGCGTATTGCATCAACAACTCTATTGCGGTATCTCGTCACCCCGAGAGCATACATCTTGTAGTGGACTTCACCAAGAGCTCTCATGCCGTTCTCTGCTGTGGAAGCTACCAGACCGGGGAGAAGAAGCGCTCTATATATGCACTTGTCCGCATAGCTAATGGCTTCTTCAAAACCTCCCTTGTCAGTCATGTTTGTGCTCTGAACTACCAATTCCACGCCTGGCGGGAGGACAATGTCCGTCTTGTTTGACCAGGTCTTGAGCGCCTGATTGAGAAAGTCGTAAATCGATATGGTTTCGCCGTTACCCAGGTCAATAGTCTGAGGACCTTCAGGAGATATCGTCGCAGATCGCGAGGGAGTGCCGTGCTTTTGTAATGTAATCCCCCATCCAACCAGGCAGGGCTTCTTGAAATAATACATAGGGTAAGCGCTTTTCAGGCGAGCTCGTCCGTATGGATTACCGTATCTTCCACCGTTGCTGAAGACCAGGAATTTTTCCATGGGGATGGGCTCATCATTGAATTTCAGAGGTATACCACCATATTTGACTGCCTTGATAGTATTTTTCAGAGGTCCTTCGGAAAACAGGTCAAACTCTATCCAGGCCGGATCCATAAACTGAATGTCTGAAAGAGTGACCAGGCCGACATCATCATAGCCGTATGCAAGCTCCCCTGCAATAAAGCCACATTTGACGCTTTCACTTACCATTTCCTCAATATCGTCGTAGAGTGAGCCCTCTCTTTGCTCGATCATGTCATTCACCCAGGCGGCTATCCTGGTGTCAGGGTGATTGTATTTACCGAGCCTGGCGAGGACAGACAGTGTCACAAAGTCGACACCGCTTGAACAGGCGTCATCGTAGTCATACATCTCCTGGTAATTGTGAATGCTGAGTTGATCAGGATTGATATAGGTTCCGACAAAGCCCCTTACCCAGCTTGAGAAAAAGCCATATGCGCCAGGCCCATCATTGAATATGGTCATCAGCACTTCTTTTTTTATCGGCTTGCCGAACTGGTCAACGAGAGTAGGCACTGTTATTTTCTCCAATCAAGATTCTGGTATTCAGGAGCTGTATTTGGAGCGGAGCAGACCACTATGCCTTTTGTGGTTTTAATTTCCGCCACCCTGCAGTAATTCCTCGCGTGTGCATAATGATCGTCACCGATCTGCACATACCGGAACGAGACTTCCCCAGCTGTGTTCTCCTCCCGCTTTCTCACCAATGCGTGACAATGGGAGGCAAGATCCTCAATCTCCTGGGTCTTGGCCGGCAGGATGATTTCCTGCTCCCTGAACTGCTTCAATGTTGCGTCCAGTGACTCGGTGCGGTGCACATTCACGACACCAACGCCGTGCTCATCCCTGTCGACCCATTTATATTCACCAGATTTCAGTGTATCCTGATAGTAGCAGAGATATACTCTGCCTCTGAAGCGCTTGGCAAAGTCACGAGCTGAATGAGTCTCCGGCATCGCATCGATAACACAGGTGGCCTCGAAGCGCTTCATCAAAGCGTCAAGATCACTGAATTCCTTGACCTTTCCCAGGAACACGAGACGGCGCTTCCCCGAAGGATGTCGCTCACTGATGCAGACCATCAGGTCTTTTGGCCCGACGTCAACACCCATCGAGCAGGATTTCCCTCTCCCAGGAAAGGTGAGCTCTGACACGCAACAGGCATAGACCTCTTCCTTCTGGAGCCTGTCGACAGCCTCGATATGTGGCAGTCCCAGGCGGTGATTGTAGAAGATGGTCCTGTCTTCCCGAGGATCCTCATACTCTACCAGCACGTCATTGAGGTCAATATAAGTGCTGTAGAGCTGGCAGATATGGTATCCTCTGCGCTTCGTCCTGTGAGGATATTTAGCCACCCAGGTGCCCTGGGCCGGGTCGAGCTCCTTCCTGCACTTCTTACAGGCCAGGATCACTGATTCTTCTCCTGTCCTCACCAGGCATCGCGGGAAGGTCTCCTCTGTGCAGTTCCATTCTCCGCAGTGAGGACACTTCAATTGCCAGAAGCGCTGGTCACTCTTCTGAAACTCGACATCGATCCCGTAGTCAGGGATCGTCGGAGTGCTGAGCTCCAAAATCCATTTGAAATGTGAGTGGTCGACTCTATGTTTGGCGGCCTTTTTTTGTTTAGGCATCGCCTCGTCGAGCTCGTCGAAGATCATGAAGTCTGCGTCGACGCTTTTGGTCTTCGCTCCTGACTTTCCATCCCTCGAGCGCTGAGAATGAAAAAGGCCCCTGAAGTAGAGGGAGCCTTTTCCGATCTGCACAAGCTGTGTCTTGTCCACAGAATCTTTCGCTATCAGGCTCTGTAGGTATTCACTCTCCCTGCATATCGGCCTGAATCTATCCTGGCTGAAGTCGTTAATGTCCCCCTGTGAAGGGAACCAGTATATAACTTTTCCGCCCTTTTTATCACAAAACCATATCGCTTTACTGAGAGCGAAGATGGAAAGCCCCATCTGGGATGCTTTTTCAATCACCATATAGTCATGGTGCTGTTCGTAGATCTCTCGGAGGTATTCATGTCCGTCAAAGCTGAAGGGGAGTTCATTGAGAACAATGTTCCGTTGTGTCCAGAAAGGAAGAAGGTTCTCAGTTGCCTTTCTTTCCAGGCCTTTCTTTAGCTCGTTTTTCAGCTGATTCCATGTCTTCGAGCCTATCCCTGATTTCATCCTCACTCATCCTGTCTATCAATTGCTTGATAGTGAGTTCTCCCTCAACCCTTACCGGATTATTTTTGTCCCCTTGATGTACCTGCTTCTGGATATACTGCCCCGTCATCTCAAAGTAGAGCTTCTGTTGGAAGAATGAGCCGTCTATTGCTTCTTTTGTCATTGCCCGCCAGATTGCCGCATCCTTACCTTTGGCATTACGCTTGTTTCGGGCAAAGACTTCTTCCCAGAAAGCGTCGTCAGATTCAAGCTCTCTGACATATCTGTCTGTGACCCCCAAGAGTTCCGCTATTTCCTTTTGAGTCCTATTCCAATTATCAGGATTGGTGCGGAGTTCAATCAATTTTTCCCTTGTGCTCGGCCTCTTAAAGGTGGAACTTTTAGGAACTTTTTTCTTTTTCACATAGACCCTCTCCTCAGTTGTCCCATTCCGGCTTCCATCCCCGCCAGATCTCAAACATCTTGCAGGCCTCCTGTCTGTCCCTGACCTCCCGTTCGGTGAGCTGGCAGACATGCTTCCCGCCGCGATGAACACAGTATTGACATTCACAGCAGCGAGGGCTCATCGCAAAGCCTTTCGGGGAAAATAAAAAAGCCCTCGGGCCATCTGGCTCCAGGGCATACCTCTATTTCTGAATATATCACAGGTTTTACGACTTGTCAAGCCCCCACTCTCAGTTATCGGCGCAGTTATCCCTCAAGATAGATCGCGCTTCTCTTTTTCTATGCACCCTCTGAATATTTGTCAAGAGGAGACCATTTCTTCTTCTCTTTATGCGCTTTCCCGTTATTACTTCCCGAACTGATCATGTTGTCGGGGAGATGGTCAAGTCTGTTGGCCTCCTCGTAATAGCAAGCCCTGATGTCTCGGTTCAATCGAGTCTTCTCCTGATTAGTTGCAATGTTAAGCCAGATGAAAGCCTGCCTGCTCTTTCCGTTTTTGCGAGCAGGCACCAGGCCGCCTTCAGGCTGAAAATCATAACAGCACCAGTGACATTGCAGTATCGGCTTGAATTTCACCCTATCATGTATATGGTGGAAATCCCCATCTGCGGTAAGTCTGCCATAGCACTTAGGACATTCAATTTCTATCGATATTGTATTTCTGTCGTCCGTTTCGATATATGTTACGTCGAACCATTCCGCTTCCACCATCCACCTCCTCGAATATGTTTTTGAGGGCAGAGAACCCGACCATCACTTCAGGCTCTCCCCCTCATGCTCTCCCTATAGATATTCAGCGTTTTCCAATGTCTATAGGCATCACCTCCTTAACTTTTCAGTTTCACCAGCGGACCCGCTTTTCTCATCTCCAGAATCTTCTTGTAACACGATGAGCAGAATATTTTCCCATCGAGGATGTATACACGCTTTGGCTTCTGTCGGCATTTCAAGCAACGGACTTCGGAAAAATCTTTCATTTCTTTCTCCCTCTCCTGTTCCCACAGGCTTCACAGGGCTGCATTGGCGATTCACACGCGCAGTCTGTGCAGTTCAGCTCTTTTGGCTTTTCCGGCTCTGGCTTCGGCTGCGGGCAGCCGTGATAATTGCGATGAGGACAAGACAGATAGCTGTCCGTCCCAGAGCACTTGGTGCCGTTCGCTGTGCCAGTCGATCCTCTGTGTTGGTAATGGTGATAGCCGAAACAGGGCCTCTTGGGGCAGTCACGGTCACTCACGTGGACTTCTTGATACTTGCCGTCAATTTTCACTCGGACTTTCACGCTGCACGCCCCTTCCCCTCAAGCGTATCCATCATTGCCCCGACCTGCAGGAGCAGCTGCACCCCGCCCGCCTGCATGAGCTCGCGGACGGTGAAGGATCCGAGCATATCTTGTAATTGTTCCTTTTTAGGCTTCTTGAGCTCGTTGAAGCGCTGTTCGATCGGAGAGGGGGTGATAGTGACATTGAGCTCAGAGGGAGCGGGCTTTGGCCCTGTAAGCTCCATGGGGGGCTTCGTTACAGGCGCTACCTTCCCATTGCCACCCGCTTTCGTCCGTTTCTCGACCACCTTTTCCTGGATGCCCTTTCTCATCTCTTCCCGTTTCTTTCTTAGTGCCTCGCGCCCCATCGCTGCGATATCAGCCATGGTCTTCTTGCGCTTCGGCTCCTCTGGCATCTTCTTGGCACCTTGATCTACCTGCTGCAAGTAATACTCCTCTTGTTCCGATGCATCCGCGATCTCCAAATCATCTTCTCTCGGCTGAAAATAATTGCACTTCCTCGGGGTCTCGGCATCTTTCCCATGAATCTCCTGATTTTTCTCTGGACAGTAGAAGCCCCCAATTCCATCGGATTCACCAATTCTGCAATCCATACATTTCACGTTTCCATCTACAACTATTGTCATCCCCGTCTTCCTCCTCTTCTCTCGCCTTATCCCGTCATCCACAATCTCTCCTCCCGGCCCCTGTCTCTTGCCGCTCCCCATCAGCAGTGATGCCAGATTATAGATCCCCCATTCATGGGCGAACACTTCATGCCAGCGCTGCTGAAATTCTGGGGAGCGGTCAGAGAGTTTATGTTTCACGTCTCACCTCAGAATGGAGCATCTTCCTCGTTGCCAGCCTCAGCGTCCAGGGCGTCAATCAATTCCCCGAGCGCTTTCTCGGATTCCGAGAGCTCCTCTTCCTGGACTGGCTCCTGGAGCTCGGGGAGCTCTTCCGCCGGAGCAGCCTCAGCGATCTCGGCGCAGGCCTCCGGCTCCACCGGCAGATCTTCAGGGGCAGGCTCCTCGTCGAAGACCAGGCCGAGCTTTCCCTGGACATACCCGCTCAGGTTTTCCTTCGCCACTCTCACGAAGGAAAAGTGCTCCTCGATCTCGGCGATGAGCTCTTTCTTGGCGAACCGCTTTTCCGACCAGGAGGCGATCTTGTCCTCAATTTTACCAAGCTCCAGCACGGCTGTTTCATACACTTTTCGTATATAGTCTTCCGAGTATCCCATGGCCTCCAATGTCTCCTGAAGCACCTCCGAGAGCTCACGCTTCACAGGAGATTTCTCAATAGCAGGCTCTGTTGGGAGCTCTGCCTGAGGCCCTGCCGGAGCTTCCTCCTGGGGAGCCTCAGTGACAGGCGCAGGTTCTGCCTGAGCTTTTTCTGCCGCCAGTCTTTCCGTAGCAGCCTCCAGCTCTGCAGTGATCTCTTGCCGTGAAGGATAGTGGCTCCAGCAGTATGTTTCACCGTTCTCTGGAAAGACATCGTCTTCTGCCAGGATCTTTCCACAGACTTTGCAAGCCGGTTTCATGAGCGGACGCTCCTGGGCAGGCTCTTCAGTCGACATCGGTTGCCCTTCAATTGAATTGAGGAGCGCCTCACTCGCAGCAGGATAGCACTTCTTACAATATGCATTGCCTTTCACGGTATACCAGCAAGACCTCTCGCCGTCCTTGAGGTAATATTCATCGCCTGTGAGTATCTTGCCACAGGCCGTGCACTTTGTTGCCAGGGCAGGCTCTTCAGCCGGCACTTCCCCCGGCACACTCGCCCAGGGCTGAGGGAGCTCGTCATTGAGCGGCTGGGGCTGCACCGCTGGGAACTGCAATTCGAGCGGCAGCTCTTCCACGATTACCCCCGTTTGACCCGTGATTATTATTCCCGTTTCCTTCTTTGCCTTTGCTCTTGCCATTTTTCTTCTTCTCCTTTGCCTTTTTTGATTCTTCCAAACTAGCCATAAGTTGAGGCCCAAAAGAAAACGCCATACAGATGGCTTCTGCCTCATCCTCAGATTCGAAGACATACCCCTTTAGCCTGGCAAACTCCACGGAAGCGACCTTGTCGCACTTGCCACTCCCGGGGCAGACTGCCCTCCATGTCGTCGGGCTCGGCTCCAGGAGCTTGAAACCTACTCTATGGATGAGGTTTTTCAGGATCCCTTGCATTTCGCAGACAATACGTGATGGGTCATTATGCTGGATAAAAGAGCGTTCCATCAGCACACAGTTTAGGGGCTCACCCAGGCAGTAATTGATGACGCCCTGGCGCATTATCTCCTTGCGCTTCTCTGTGTCATCGCCAGTGGCTTTGATGCTGCCGTGCTCAATGATCTTGTCTCCCTCGCGCAGAGCCCAGCCGGTACACTTGGTGCTCACGTCCAGGGCGAGAATTCTCATCGGGAGAGCCTGCACGGGAGGAGGGGCCTTTTCTTGGGGAATCTCCCGTGCCCTCCGAGCTTCATCCTCGAAGTACCGGTCCCGTGCTTTTCTGCAATCCTCCAGATTGACACATGTTGTCTCGAATACATCCTTACCGTCCACGTCATACCAGTAATCGACTGCTCGAATGTCGCCTGGCAGGGTGCGGTAATCCCAGCGCTCTTTTCCGGCAGGGACTATCGAATGACCCCCGCAAAAGGTTTGTGACCATGGATTGTCATGTGTTCTACGGTCAGGGCATGCCTCGACCATAGAGATGGGTTTGAAAAGTCTATTTTGGCTTTTAGGATCTTGGCCCTTACAAATATGACCATTCTGAGAATCGTTATAATTGACACAGTCCTTGCATCCATATTCAGCCATCCGCTTCTGAGCGAGCTCTTCCTGGGTGAGCTCTGGCTGCGAAGCCTGCTCGGAAAACTCTTCACGCTGCTTCGGGGTGATCTCCCAGTTGGGAGGCTCCTCTTGTCCCCACTCTTCAATCCTTCTCTTGATGAGTGACTGCTGCTTCGTCTTCGGGCACTCGTGGAGGGCATTGATAGCTGAATACTCCCCAACAAGAAGACAACAAGGCACGTTGCGATCCAGTGTCGCGTAATGCTTACATATCGATTTGATACAGCCGAAACGCTCCACCTTCGTCTGCTTCTTGGCGCTCTTTCCGGTTACGGGGCAGGCAACTATCCTGGAGATCATTTTGTCGGCCTGCAGGCATCTCCCGTGTCCCATCGGAACGTTGCCAATCCCAGGGTATCTCACCACGCCATTGATGACTTTCCCGTCGCCTGGGATGTAATGCTCACACATCCCTGTCTCATATTCGCATCCCAATATCTCAGCTTTTGTGCTCATGCTACCTCCGCATTAATCCAGTCTACTACCGCTCCACAATTGAAGCAGGTGAAAAAATACGCGATATCTGAAGTAGTGATATATCTGGTGCCACAATGAGGGCATCTGATGGTTTTCATCGCTTCAAATGCTTGTTTCACTTCCATCCCTCCAGTTTGTCGATAATCTCCGTTGCGCCTTTCAGGGTCTTGTCGGAACCAATCCGTGATCCATGCTCATTCAAAATAAGGAATCGCTTTGTGGTGCGCGTATGTTGATATTGACATATCTCGTATTTCCCATATCGGTAGTCAGTGAAACGATCCCCTCTGTCAATTCTCTCCAGTTTAGGCATTGAGCACCTCCTGCCTCTTGAGATACTTCCGCATCAGGCGCTTTGTGCTCGTCATCCCACACTCCCGACAGTTGCCCCTTCCGCTGCATCCATCGCAGCCGAACAATTCAACCAGTTCAAGCCACGCTTCAAGATCTTTGCGCTTGATTGAAATCGTTTCAGGGCTCATACTCCCTCCTTAAAATGGCGCGTCGTCTTCCATCACCGCTGCAGCCGCCTGGTCAAACTGTTCAGGGCCCCACTGGGCGTCACTCTCGGCCTGGCTTCCGTTGCCGTTACCATTGCCGTTGTTTTCGCTCTTGCGCCCGAGCATCCGCATCGTGTTCGCCACAACCTCATATACCTTTCGCTTCTGCCCGTCTTGTGTGGTATACGAACGAGTTGACAATCTCCCATCAATCACGATAAGTTGTCCCTTTTCCAGATAGTTCGAACAGATCTCAGCGAGTTTCTGCCAGGCGACGATGGGAATGAAGTCGGCCTCTGGATGCTGGTCTTTCGCTGCCGGGCGATTGACAGCCAGGTTGAAAGTGGTAACCGGCTTGCCAGTCTGGGTATACCTCTGCTCGGGCTGAGCGGCCACCCGCCCGATAAGAACGATGTGATTATAGCTTGACATTGTTATCATATCTCCTTTGTGTCTGCCAATTTCTGCCATACTTCCTGACAGCTCTCAGCGAATTTGCCCTTACTCGTCACGGCGCAGTATGCCAGCGCCTTCATGATCGTGTCGCTATAAGCATACAGCGTCTGCTGATGGTCTCTCGATGTGATGAAACGCTCTACCGTTACGGAGTCCATTACACTGTGTCCCTCCCTTCGTTAGTTAGAAGCCAGTATTTAAGGAGCAGTCTTTCAACTTCCCAATGTCCAACCTGCTCAACCAGTACATAAAACTCATCTCTGCTCATACTGATGGCACATCTCAGAGCCTGTATAGCCACTTTTGCATCACCATCACTGAGCTTTGCATTGATAAAATCAGCAATCGTCAACTTGAGCGACTCACGCGCCGCAATGAGGGCCGATGATTCACTACTTGCCCCACCATTGACCTTCATCGCTACTCGGCGTCTGAGCTGATTCATCTGAAGTGTTGTTGTCATCGTATCTCCGCTCCAATTCATAGAATCCAGGTATCTCCTTACGGAAACTCATCTCGATTGTCCCGAGAGCTCCGTTATTCTGCTTGCCGATTATTACCTCACAGATCCCCTCTCTGCTACGCCCCTTCTTGTCTTGCATAATGCCGTAATACTCATCCCTATAAAGGAAAATCACTAACTTCGCGTTCTCTTCAACCATCCCCGAGGCTCGGAGATCCCGCAGTGTGGGCCGCTTATCAGGCCGCTTCTCACACTCACGGGAAAGTTGCTGGATGAGAATGATCGGGATGTTGAGTTCCTGCGCCAGGCGTGCGAGCTGCTTGGAGATCTCGCCCAGGGCGATGACTCGCTGAGCGGAATCCAGCACGGTGTCGAGCTCCCTGAAATACTCTATGCGGTCGATAAATACTGCATCAGGAAACTTCCCGTTCTGCACGGCCAAAAGCTGCAGATCATTTCTTAATTCCGCCACGCTTATGCTGTCGCACTTGTAAAATATCTGCCGTTTGACAAGCTCATCACACGCCAGTTTGACGCGCACAGCGATTGTCTCGCCGATGGGCCCAAACTTCACACAATTACTCTCGATATTGCCCTGCCGCGCAATCATCCTGAGCAGGGTTATATCCTCTGATTGCTCCGATGACACCAGATAGCAGCAATTCCCACGCTGCGCGATGTTGTCCGCCATATTGAGGATGAAGGCCGTCTTGCCCATCCCAGGCCGGGCAGCCAGAATCGCGAGCTCACCTCTCGGGAAGCCTCCGACAAGCCCATCAAATGATTTCACGCCCGTGGGAATGTATTGCATGGTCGAGATACCCTCGGGATAGCACTCGCTGAAGCGCTGATAAAACTCTGATATACCCTGAGCCAGTGGCCTGATTGCCGCTCCATTCCTCCTGTGCGAGATGGAAAGGAGTTTCTTGCAGCCATACTCGGCGATCTGGGTGGCTGTCGCCTGTTGCTCGTCGTATGCTTGGCTGGCGAGCTCGCACGCAAGCTGGATGATCGCCCGGCGATCTGCAGCCTCTCGAACCAGGCCGGCATAATAATCGGCATTGGAGGCAGTGGGAGTAGCGGCGATAAGATGCTCAAGATATCCCCTGCCTCCTATCTCGTCATACTTACCCTGTCGCCTGAGCTCGTCGGATATGCTGAGCGCGTCCACTGGCTCCCCTAGGGCAGACACCTGCTGTATCGCCCGATATATCTCGGCGTGAGAGGAGCGATAAAAGCTCTCAGGGGAGATGTCTGCAGGCATATCTCCTGTGATGAGGCAGGCGCCTATCAAGCCCTGCTCTGCGTCAATTTTCTGCGGTGGTATACGTTCGCTCAT